AATCACTGGTTTGGAGTGTAGCATGTTTAAACTGACTGTCAATACCTGAGTGAAGTTGAGGGTTATTAGGTGAGTTGCAATGCTATTTATATAGTTGCGAGTGCCGCTTTACTTTGAACTCAATAGTATTACATTGTGATTGTGTGTAGTACTTGTTGGTTACAGTTTAACTAAAGTATTCTAAAACGCTTAAAACGGCCTAGGACGAACGAACGACCAGGGGGTAAGGGGTAGGTTAGGGTAATGAGAAAAAATCGCTTGTAGGGGTGTTTTAATCGATTCTAGACATGGTAGGGTAAACCCTAAGTTTGTGGATAACTTGGGGTGTTTTAGGGGTTTTTTGTGGGGATAACTTAAAACCTGGTGTGGATATGTATAAGCTGTGGATAATAAGTTGTGGATAAGTTGACAGGAGAAAAATACAGTGTGATAATGGGAACAGTGATGTAAGTTTAAACAGTGAGAATATATTCAGATGGATAAGCATACAGTAAGTAAAAATTCTAGTGGACGAATGACCAGGGATGAATACTTGAGGGAACTCGAGTCGGGGTTGCATGATGTCGAGAATTTTGAAAACCCGGGGGATCTGAGCGTAGCGGAGCAGTTGGCACTTAAGGCGGATGCACCTCCTATAAGAGGAGACGGTAAACCTGTAGGATTTAAGGATAGACAACGTCCACTTAATGCAAATCAATTAGCATTTGCTCAAGGTGTCGTACAAGGTAAATCACTCAAGCAAGCGTACAGGGATGCATACCCAAACGCACAGGGGAAAGATACAAGCATCGCATCAGCGTCATTTAAGTTAAGTAGAGATCCAAGAATTCAAAGGATCATCCAGGACGCGTGGGAACAGACAGTCGAGGTGTTGGTTGATGATGCGGTAGCGACCAAGAGATACATCTTGGGCCAGTTGGTTGCACATAGTAAATCAGCCAAACAAGAGGGAACTAAATTAAAAGCACTTGAACTGCTTGGTAAGTCAACCGGATTGTTTGTGGATCGATCAGTAGACAAGGCTGAGGTCGTGAGTGCAGAGCAACTCAAGCGAGAGTTGTCAGGTCACCTCAAGCTACTCGACAACGTTAAGCCTATCAAGCAAGCATGACCTATCAACGTTTAAACGTCAGCCCATCTCTGCTACGGTCATCAGCGTGTAAACGTGTGGGTATGCGTTCGCGTTTTCTGCGTGGTGCGATGCGTGACCCCCTATACCCCCTTTTTCCGTTTGGGTCCTCCCAGCAATCCTTACACTGTGTTTTACTCTGCCAAACATGCTCAAAAATACACCCGGGGGGTATATATAAATTTTCACACCCTATGGGAACGTTCCTATTTGATACTGAATCAGTTGCTTCAGTGTCTTCAGTTGCTTCAGTTACTTCTGTGGCTTCTGTGGAGGTTCTATGACTCCTCAACGGCAATTAGTGTTAGATTTCATAAAGGCGTATATGCGTTTACACGGAATATCTCCGTCCTATGAGACGATAGCCAAAGGTTTGGGATTGAAGGGTAAGGGCAATATCCACAGAATTATCCACAGGCTACAGGATGATGGACATTTGACGGTAACGCCACATAAGTTTAGATCTGTAAAGATACGGGATAAATCCGTAAAGGATGTGGCAAGTCTATGAGTTATCTAACAAGAGACGAAGTTGTTAACTATCTAAGGATACTGGATACATTACCAGTAGAAGAGCAAAGCAAAGTACGTCAATTGTTGGAGTACGACAGGATAGAGAGGTGTCGGGAGTCTTATCTTTACTTCGTCACTCAGATGTGGCCTGGGTTTATATCTGGTAAACATCATGCAATCATGGCGGAGGCTTTTGAGAGGGTTGCGGCAGGGACGCTAAAGCGTCTTATTATCAATATGCCTCCCCGACACACAAAATCTGAGTTTGCCTCCTATCTGTTGCCGTCTTGGTTTTTGGGTAAATTCCCGGAAAAGAAGATTATTCAGACTGCCCACACTGCTGAACTGGCGGTAGGTTTTGGACGTAAAGTGCGTAATCTTGTCCAAAGCGAAGCCTACTCTAAGGTGTTTGATACCAAGCTGTCCAGCGATTCTAAGGCGGCGGGAAGGTGGAATACCGACAAGGGAGGGGACTACTTTGCGATTGGTGTAGGCGGTGCAGTAACCGGTAAGGGTGCGGATCTTTTGATTATTGACGATCCGCATAGTGAGCAAGAGGCTAAACAGGGTAATCCTGCCGTCTATGACGGCGTATATGAATGGTACACATCCGGTCCTCGCCAACGTCTACAGCCTGGCGGGTCGATTATTATTGTGATGACCCGGTGGTCTAAAAAAGATCTGACAGGTCAGATCTTAAAGAGTTCACAAAAGGAAGGCGTGAATGACTGGGAGGTTATTGAATTTCCGGCGATATTGCCCTCAGGAACTCCACTGTGGCCCGCGTTTTGGAAAAAAGAAGAACTAGAGGCAATTAAGGCGGAGATCCCCGTATCAAAGTGGGAGGCTCAGTACCAACAGAACCCAACCTCCGAAGAAGGCGCGATTATTAAGCGTGAGATGTGGAAGATTTGGGAAGGCGATAACCCGCCGTATTGTGAATTTATTATTCAGTCCTGGGATACAGCCTTTGAAAAAAATAACAGGGCGGACTACTCAGCGTGCACAACATGGGGTGTGTTTAAACATCCGGACAAGAATGGGGATTACAAACCCAACATTATCGTGTTAGACTCGTTTAAACGCCGCATGGAATTTCCGGAGTTAAAGACTCGGGCGATGGAGATGTGGAAAGAGTGGAATCCTGACACCTTAATCGTTGAGAAAAAAGCGGCGGGTGCGCCGCTGATCTACGAACTTAGGAAGATGGGTATACCGTTACATGAATACACCCCAAGTAAGGGTAACGATAAAGTTGCGCGTGTAAACGCTATATCGGATCTTTTCCATTCCGGCGTGGTGTGGTGTCCTCAGACTCGCTGGGCGGATGAACTCATGGAAGAAATGGCGGCATTTCCTAACGGCGACAACGATGACTTAGTGGACTCAACAAGCCAGGCGTTAATCAGGTATAGACAGGGCGGATTTATTGAAATTGAGTCAGATGAGCCGGATGAAATTCAATGGTTTAAAGGTCGTAAAGAAAGATACTACACAGTTTAACTATGGCATATCCAGAAATACTTGAAGCTTACAGAGCTAACCCTAAAAATAAGTATGGTGCAAAAGACTATATGGAGACTATCCCCCATAAGTTTGATCCAAAAATAATAGAGACGTTTACACGCGCTGCTGCCGCCGGGACAAAATACGGCGTGCCGGAACTTACCCCGGCTCAACTTGCCAATATGGCGCTTCACGAAGGACGTGAAGATTACGGGTTTAATGAATTAAACAAAAACAACAAAAGGGCTAATGAGGTAGCCAACCTTCTAATAAAAGAAGGTCACGACACTGAGGCCGCACAGTTTGCCGGGGCAATACTTGATAAACACCAATTGGCAGAAAGACTTCAACAACCCTTCCTCCAAGTGTGGAATGGTGCGGGGAAGATGGCAAGAGACTACGCCAAAAACTCCCAAATAGAAAGCTACGCAGCTGAACATCCAAAGAACCAAGGTTTTCTTGATTTTATCCAAGAGCAGTATAACGATGCTAAACCAAAGCCGGTCAACACAATGCCGTTTGATCCGGGACCACAGACCTCGTTTAAACACGGCGGGGTTGTGAAGGCAATTAAAGGCAACAACAAGTTAATTTAAGGACGAACATGGAAAAAAGTCTATATGCAATGCCACAAGGGTTAGACACCGGCCCGGACATGGAGATTGAAATCGAAGATCCAGAGGCGGTAAATATCGGCATCGGTGACTTAGAAATACACCTTGGCCCGGAACCCAAAACTTCTGAAGATTTTGATGCCAATCTGGCGGAATATATTGACGATAACGTCCTGCAAAGTTTAGGCGAAGAACTCATCGAAGACTTTGACAAAGATATTCAAGACAGAAAAGAGTGGATCCAGGCGTATATCGAAGGCTTAAAGTTACTCGGCCTTCGCTACGAAGAAAGAACAGAACCCTGGAACGGTGCTTGCGGTGTTTTCCATCCGATGCTAACAGAATCTGTTGTTCGTTTTCAGTCCGAAGCGATGATGGAAACCTTCCCTGCGATGGGTCCGGTTAAGACGCAAATTGTTGGCGCTATCGATTTACTGGCGGAAGAAGCCGCTACCCGTGTGCGGGACGATATGAACTATCAACTCACAGAGGTAATGACGGAATACCGCCCCGAGCATGAAAAATTGCTCTGGAATTTACCACTGGCGGGGTCAGCATTTAAGAAAATCTACTACGACCCCAATAAGGGAAGACAAGTAGCGATGTTTATCCCGGCGGAAGACATCGTAGTGCCCTACGGAGCATCGTCTTTGGAGGACTCAGAGCGTGTAACCCATGTGATGAGAAAGACAGAGAACGAAGTTATCAAGCTCATGGACAAGGGAATGTACATCGACTGTGATTTGGGTGAGCCAACCCACCAGTTAGATGACATTGAAAAGCAAAAAGCCGAGGAAATGGGGCTATCCGCCATTCAAGACGACAGATACCGCATCCTAGAGATGCATGTTGACCTTGATTTAAAGGGTTTTGAGCACACCAGAAAGGGTGAGAGGACCGGAATCGCCCTTCCTTATGTCGTTACAGTCGAAAAAGGCAGCAGAAAAGTCCTATCTATACGCAGAAACTGGCTTGAAGAAGACGAATTACACCTCAAACGTCAGCATTTTGTGCATTATCAATACATTCCAGGCTTTGGTTTTTATGCTTACGGCTTAATTCACCTAATCGGTGGGTATGCCAAGTCTGCAACCATGCTGCAACGTCAATTGGTCGATGCAGGTACGCTATCTAATCTGCCGGGCGGTCTAAAGTCCAGAGGAATGAGGACAAAAGGGGACGATACACCTATCGCACCCGGTGAGTGGAGGGATGTTGACGTACCAAGCGGGTCAATTCGCGACAATATTTTGCCTTTGCCCTACAAAGAACCAAGTATGGTTCTGTTTCAGCTCTTCCAAAACATTGTTCAAGAGGGTAGAGCGTTTGCATCAAGCGGAGACATTAAGGTTTCCGACATGTCCAGCCAGGCTCCGGTCGGTACAACACTTGCAATCTTAGAGAGAACTTTAAAAGTAATGACGGCGGTGCAGTCTAGACTCCACTACGCCATGAAACAAGAGTTTAAACTCTTAAAAGAGATCATTGCAGACTACGCACCCGGAGAGTATGACTACCAACCCGAGGAAGGTAAAAAATCTGCCAAGGCATCCGACTACCACCAGGTTGATGTGATCCCTGTATCCGATCCTAACGCTGCAACGATGGCGCAAAAGATCGTTCAGTACCAGGCGGTCTTACAGTTAGCCCAAAGCGCCCCACAACTTTACGACTTACCCTTGCTTCACAGGCAAATGATTGAAGTGTTGGGTATTAAGAACGCGGCTAAGTTAGTGCCAACAGAGGATGATGAGATTCCAACCGACCCGGTTCAGGAAAACCAAAACCTATTGACAGGCAAGCCGGTAAAAGCGTTCATTGAGCAAAACCACCAGGCACATATTCAGGTGCACATGGCTGCGGTACAGAATCCTCAGATCCAACAACTGATGCAAATGAATCCTGCTGCCCAGCAAATCATGGCGGCGGCAATGGCTCACATCAATGAGCACGTTGCAATGGAGATGAGAGTGCAGATCGAACAAGCTATGGGCATGTCTTTGCCTGGAGAAGATGCCAACAAAGAAATCTCTCCAGAAATGGCGGATCAAATTGCAGTCCGCGCTGCCCAGGCCGCTCAACAAATCACTCAGCAACACCAACAACAGGCTCAGGCTCAACAAGCCCAGCAGCAGATGCAAGATCCAATCGTGCAAATGCAACAACAAGAACTTCAACTCAAAAAGCAAGACCTTCAACTTAAAGCTCAAAGACAGCAAATCGAAGCTGCCGAAAAAGCAGATAAGTTGCGTATTGAAGAAATGCGTATTGAGGCTCAAAAAGAAATCGCCGGTATGCAGGTTGCTGCACAGGCTGCGGCTGCCAAAGACAAACTCGAGCGCAGTCAGGAATTAGAAGGCGTAAGAATTGGTGTCGATATGGGCAAACACAAAGCCCAAATGATGAACCAAAGAATGGCGGCTAACAGACCAGAAAAGGTTAAGAAATGAGCGATATAACTTCCTACCTACTCGAAAAAATGAAAGAACTCAAAAGAGATCAAGAGATTCATT